CCAGGATTCTGGGTACATATCAAAAGAGGTGTCTTTTTTCATACTTACAAAACAGACGAAAAGAGTAATGCTTAGCCCTGAGTATTTGGCGCAGTGCACATCCTATCTTCTGGGGATGATGGACTTGATTAACGAACAGCTTGTTGCAGATATTGCGAGACGAATCGTTAAGATGGGAGCGTTGACCGAAAGTGCACAGTTTGAGGCGGAGAAACTAACGCAACAGAATATATTGTATAAAGATATTGTTAATAGCATATCTAAGGTATCGGGCTTGACGGAAGCCGAAATTACTAGAGTCTTCGAAGACGTTAATTTTGAGAATATGGAAAGCGAGAATCTCAGAGCTGCAATAGCAGGAAAGACACCTCTAGATCATGCGTCAAATGTTGCGATGGGTAACTTGTTATCATCTCATATAAGAAAGACTAAAGGCGTGGTTAGGAATCTTACAAGGACCACTGCTAGTCAAGGACAAAACGCTTTTATTAACGCCGTTAATCTTGCTAATATGCAGGTAAGCTCGGGTGCTTTTACTTATGATTTTGCTATTAAAAATGCAATCAAACAGGTTGCAAAGTCAGGACTCACTGTACAATACCCTACAGGGCACATCGACAAGCTTGATGTTGCAGTACGCAGGGCAGTGCTCACCGGAGTAAATCAATCTTCTGCCGAACTCAACATGCTATACTGTGATGAAATAGGTACGGATTTAGTAGAAGTTACTGCCCATTCTGGAGCGAGACCGTCACACGCGGATTGGCAAGGTGGGGTATACAGCCTTAGTGGGAAAAGTAAGGGATATGGCTCTTTTTATGATATAACAGGCTACGGTACGGGCGAAGGACTTTGTGGGTGGAACTGCAGACACAGTTTTTACGCTTATTACGAGGGGACTGAGAGAACTTACTCAAAGGAATATTTAGACAGCTTGGACAGCAAAACTTACGAATATGGCGGAGATACATACACCAATTATGAAGCAGGACAGAAGCAGAGAGCTTATGAACGTGAAATTCGAGCAGAAAAGAGATACTTGGCCGGCCTAAATTCTGCTTATAATGAAGCGAAAGATGATACCTTAAGGCAGAGCATAAAATACGAGATGGAGAGCACTGCGGTTAATTTAAAGCGTAAGGAAGCGGAGCTGAAACATTTCTGCAAGGCCACAGATAGGCGCGTCGATACGACTAGAACTCAAGTTCATGCCGTAAAAGATGCGTCCGGTAAGATTGTAGGATTTGATAGAAGCGCCGCACAAAGAGCAAGAACTGTAGCTATTAAGCACCATACAGATTGGTTAAAGTCAATCGGCGCGGAAAGCAGCGAATTAAAAGTGCTTGACAAATACTATGATGCAAAATATAATAATTCTCCTGCCTACAAGAATTTAATAAATTATAGATTTTTAGTAAGTAAAGGAGAAATAAGCCCATTACTAAGTTATAAAGTGTATGATGCATATAGTAGAGCAGTGCAAAATAATTTGGTGGGGGTGCAAACTCCGTTGGGGTTGCAGATAGAAGGATATACATCTCATTTTGTTGGAAGAGTGATTGGGTATTCGGCACTAAACCGGAAATACAATAGACCCGGCGTTTCTATAGAAGATTTACTTGATTGTTTGAAAGTGGGAAGAGTAGGAAAAGAACAAGTAAACAAAGCGGGAGAGCGTAGCATTCTTTTGAAAAATGATAAATGCAATATAGCAATTAATCCGGATACAAAAACATTGATTCAATGCAACCCAAGAAAACTCGTTAAAAGATAGGAGACAAATGTATGGAAAGTGTTTGGAAATATAAAGCAGAAGATTTTAAGTATCTACAAAAATATTTTGATGTTGACTTTTTGAATAGCGACGCGAATATTCTAGACGCACTAAATGAAAAAATAATTGAAGTGGGTTTTGATGATAAGTTAGAATTTTACAATGATGAAGGTAAAAAACTCCAGGAAATATATGACAATATTTACTATATGAATTAGAAAGGAGTAATCCATGCCAAAGGATGATTATTTCAGAATAGTATTTGAAATCTTAAAGGACCTGTATGTGGCAAAGAAGAAGGCTGAACCGGTCAATTTAATTAAAATCAGTGCAGATTACCTAAAAATACCGCAAGGATATAGAGATACAATCTTGTCCGAAATGCTTGAAGCCGGATACGTAAAAGGCTTTAGAGTAAAGGAGTATATTAACGGAATTCAAATCATGGACTTAGAGGATATAGACATCACGCCTGTGGGCATTGAGTATCTGAAAGAAAACGGGATGATGAAAAAGGTAATGGAGTATCTTAAAACCATAGGCGAATTTATCCCAATGATATAAAACCACTCAGGCAGGGTGTGTTTTTTAGTAAACAAATAACGATACTTAAGGCAGCTATATAGCTGTCTTTTGTTATACAAAAAATTAGCTTAGTACAGAGCGTAATCATGTACACGGAGGAGAAGCAACCTCGTATAAAAGCGTACCGAGAAAGGAAAAACATCATGAAAAGAGAAGTTATTGAAAATCTCCTTAAGGGACTAGGAGTAGCCGAGGATAAGGTCAAGGAGGCTGTTGATACTATAATGACCGAAAATGGTAATGACATCGAAAGGTATAAAACCTCAGAGACTAACCTTAAATCGCTGCTTAAAACTGCGAACGAGACACTTGAGAAGTTTAAGGATGTCAACATCGATGGACTTAAAGGCGAAGTGCAAAAGTACAAGGATGCAGCTACCGAGGCAGAGTCAAATAGCAAAGCCGAAATCGAAAGGCTGCAATTTGGATATGCTCTTGACGGAGCGCTGAGAACTGCAGGTGCAAAGAACAGCAAAGTGGTAAGAGCACTACTTGATGAAGCAGATTTTAACACCAGTGCAGGCTCGAAAGGGAACTTAGGGAGTTTAAAAGGCAGCATCTAGGCGGACAGAATATGACTGCTGCCATTACAGTAAAAGTACAGTAGTATGCAAGGTTTTGCGACAAAGCTGGACTAAAGCAGAACCTTAATAGGCTTTATGTTAAGGGCTATAAGAGGGATTTTGAGTATATAAAACTGATTAAAGATAAGAGCATCGGTGATTTTAGAGACGTTATATCCGATTTTTATTATAAAGGTGTTATTAAATTTAATGATTTAGATAGATTTTATCTAGGTAAGCTGCTTAAGGTAAACAGTAATCCCTTGCTTGACGGTTCAAATGTATATATTGATGGAAGGTCTCTAAATAGGGTTTTAAATATGCACGGTCACGAGATGTCTAAGGATGAGTTCTCGTTTATTGCAGATACCTCGAAATCTCTCGATTACTACGCAGATAACTTAAAGAGGCATGAAAATTCGTTAATATTATTAAAAAAATTACCTATAAAAGACGAGCGAGATATGGAATGCATTTTTGTAAAACATGGCAATTCTAAGGTTATCCATTTTCACAAAATGGGCAATAGAAAGCTAAGGAAGTTAGAAAAAGAGAGCAATTTAATTGACATACGGAGGTATCTGTTTTACTATATAGGTAACATAAAGTGGTTTAGAGGTTGAAAAGTATCCCGCTCCAACGCGCCACCAGTAATGGTGGGCCGAGAAATGTGGGCGACCGCGGGTCCCACCTAAGCTATTTTTACGGAACGTACGCGGATGTCCTTCGGGCTCCGCGTCTTTTATTAGGGATGCCTGCGAGTGATGAATCTTGTTCTAGTCAGAGCAGTTGTAATACAAATGTGAATTTTGAACAGAAGAAAGTAATACAACCATAAAAATAAGAAAGGGAAGAGAAATGAAAATCAAAGTGACAAAAAGACCAACAACTACAAAAGAAAAGGTTATTGGAGGTGCAGTGTGGATAGCAGTGATTGGATGCATTGCTTATCTAATTATAAAATAGAACTGTATGTGCCGAATGAAAGCATAACGGATATGCGAAACCCGTATCCAATACAGAAGGAGCTAAACTATGCAAAACATTATAATCCGAGAAGCAATCCCTACCGATGCAGCAGCTTGCATGGAGCATTCAAGAAGAGTGGGCTCTGAAACTGATAACCTTTCATTTGGAGCAGATGGATTTCCGATATCGCTTGAAGGCGAGAAGGAATATATAGAGATGATGCATGAAGCTCCTCGCTCTGTTCTTTATGTTGCTATCAAAGATGGAGAGGTCGTGGGTACAGTCAGCCTAAATGGTCTTCCGAGGAGGATGAGCCATCGTGCTGAGCTGGGGATTACCGTTTTGATGTCTGAATGGGGCAAGGGTCTTGGCAGTAGGCTCATGGAAACGGTGATTGACTTTGCCGAAAAAAGTGGCATTGAAATCATTGAACTTGCTGTTAGGAGTGACAATGAGAGGGCGATTAGGCTCTATAAGAAACACGGTTTTGAGAGTATTGGGGTGTATAAATCATATTTCAAAATAGATGAAAAATATGTTGATTTCAAGCTAATGAATCTATATTTCACTTAGCTCAATTCATTTGACGGTGGGTAAAAATTTATTATATAATTATATTACATAAGGGAAACAGGTGCGAATCCTGTGCGGTCCCGCCACTGTAAGTCTAATCTTTGACAAGCCAGATACCTTAGACTCCATCTTGCGATGTACATGGGAGTTATGTTTTTTTGGTGCGTAAATACGGTCGCATTTGAGCGACTTTTTTATTTTCAAAAAAGTAAACTATTTTTATGAAAGGAAATGCAAATGAAACAAGCAAGCAGAACTAGAAAATTATGGGCATTTGTTTTACTTGTTGCGATGACGCTTAGCAGTGTTCAATTCGCCTTTGCGAATACTGGAGAGACTCCAGAAAACACGGCTAATAGTGATAGTCAGGTAAGTGAAAGAGCAGCGCAGCCACGTGCAGCAGCTGATAAGCCTTCGACGGTCGATGAGACCAAGAATAAGCTTGATGAGCCACATTTCGCTGTGGTTGCAATGAACAAAGAGGATGGACTCATCTTTGAGCCACACAATGTTTGGGTGCTAGACAATGAACCAATCTGGGTTGCACTCAAGAACAGTGGACACAATTTTGAGAACCTAGAGACAGAGATTAAGAAAATTGACGGTAAGGTTGGAAACTACGTCAGATACTATAATGGAGATAAGTACGACCTTAGCGGACTAGGTAAGGACGCTGGAGCACTAGTTTTCACAGAAAGACTTGATGCCGATGTCAAAACAAAGGAATACCAGGCGCTTGTTGCTCTCCTAGCTGATCACAAAAGCAAGCCCGAAGAGGAGAGACAGTTTGACGATGTCAAGGCTGCATATGACAAGGCACTAAGCGAGCTTCCAAAGGCCGATAAGGAAAAAGCTGTGGCTTTGACGAATGAGCTTAAGGATGCCTATAAGAAGTACAAGGACTGGAATTCGCAGGAAAAGGCAAAAGTAAGCTTTAATGTGACTATGGATGGCAGGGCTGTTAGTGGTGCTAGTGTTTCTGCTGTCAATAAGTATGGCAAGGAATTTAAGGGAACAAATGGAGCTGCACTTGCTTTGAATAGCGGTGAATACAAGTTTGTTGTGACATATGGGCAGAACGAAGTCAGTGGAACATTTACAGTGGCTGCAGGGGAGAAGAAGGTAATCGATACTCCTTTGATGATTGATAACATGATTGCTGATATGAAGTTTATGTCGGGAAATCCAGCTAAGACAGAGCTTCACACAGTTAAGAATGGATATAATGTTACAACAAAGCCATACGATGCAGACTCAGATCTCTATGTAAATATTAAAGCAAATGATGGTGCTCCAAAGGGATATTCTTGGAAGTACAAGCTTTATGCTGTTTACAAAGGCGTATATGATGGCAGAGACTATGGAGATGAGAGTGAATCAAAGAATGTAATACCATGGGCTAGCAATAATAGAAAGCTAAAGAATGTAATCAATTACGGAATGTCGGCAGATAGCTTTAAGATTAAAGTGGTTCACCAGCTAGAGAACGGCTATATTCAGAGACAGTACTATCCGGTTGATACTCAAAGGTTACCAACCCTGAGTAAGCTTGCGGTGACTGATAAGAATGGAAATTCTATACCAATTAATTTTGATCCTGAGACTATGAGCTATGGATTTGATACTACGGATGATAAGCTTACATTTGATTTAGCAACACAGAGAAAGAACGCAAATGCAAGCTTCGGAAGTTCAGCAGAAGGATATCTGATCCGAATAAATGATAATTTTGTTGAAGCAGGCAAGCACGAAGTTAATGCAAGTCAGGGCTCTGTAGATATTTCGGTAATGAACACAAATACATATACCGAGAATTTGTACAGAGTAGATATCAATAAGGTGCCTAGCTATAAGGTTACGGTCAAGAAAGCAAAGGGCGTTGACGTAAAGCTTGTAAATCAGGTGGGTGGCGAAATTAAGGCTGATCAGGTTAAGGACACAGAGGCTATCTTCAATGTTGGAGCTGGCAACTACGAGTGGATTTCAACCTTAGATAAGGATTACCACGCAAAGGCATCTATCAAAGTTGAAGCTGGTAAAGCAAATACTTTTGAGGCAAAGACTCCAGTCAAGGAAGCTTTGATAAATTCGCTTTCAACTGCAAGAAACTTCAATATAAATAAGCCTGTTCCATTTAAGGAAGCTAATGGTAAGAGCTTTGATTGGAAGGATCATAGCTATAAGTATGTCGTTCCAGATTACTCGGAAATTTTTGATGTAAAGATTGAAAAAGCTGGCGAAGATGTCACGATTTCTAGGGGTGAATACACTACATACGATGGAGTAAAAACTAAGGCTGAAAAATGGCTAAAGGGTGTGAGCTCACAGAAAATTAATAAGTTAGTTAATGTCGGCGGACTCAATAATTCCGTGAATATGATAGTATCCAAGACTTCAGACAATGTCACATACTATCAGGAATACAAAATTAGCACGGCGAGAAGCACGACACTTCATTCGCTTGACATTACAGATAACTTTGGAAATGCTGTAGATCTTTATGCAAATGGAGAGACTGGCTATATCGACACAGTAAACAAGTATCAGGCCGAAGTTTCTAGCGATGTAAGTTCAATTGACCTAAATCTTACATTCCCAGGTGGAGATGAAAGCGAAGAGGTTTTAGGTAAATATGTTGCAAAGATCCGTGGAAAGGAATATGTACGAACTCAGGATGGCAAGGCTATCAAAGCAAACCTAGAACTTGATGCAAGCAAGTCAGAAGAAGATGTTGAAATTGAAGTTATAAATGCAGAAACAGGAAATGTGAGCAACAAGTACACTGTGAAGGTAACAAAAGCTCAGCCTGTAAGCGTGAGATTTAACACAAATCCTAAAGATTCACGCATAAGCCTAAAAAACGAGAAGAGTGGAAAAGCTGTAAGCCCAGAGGCAGACGGAAGCTTCCTTCTTGTTAAGGGAACATCATATACTTACACGGTTACACATGCTGACTATATTGCTCAGTCAAAGACTTTTAAGCAGGAAAATCAGACATCAATAAATGTTGCCCTTGTAAAGGCTCCAGTAAATTCTAAGCTGAACAAGGATCTAAAGGCGGAGTGGCCAAATTTCAGATACGACACAAATAACAACGGAGTACTGAACTATCCACTTCCAAGAAATGCCTCGGAAACTACTCTATATTGGGCTACAAAGTTTGGATCTGCCGACATGTACGGCTCGCTTGGATGCCCAATTATGGTAGATGGATACATATATAACTATGCAGGAACAACAATTTTGAAGTTCGACTCCATGACAGGAGAAATTGTAAAAACTGCTCAGATGAAGAAGAAATCTTCATTTGCGATTAACGCGCCTACCTATGCAGAGGGTATGATTTTTGTGGGTCTAGAAGATGGAACAATTCAGGCCTTTGATGCCGAGACTCTAGAGTCACTTTGGATCTATGAAGCACCTCGTGGAGGACAGCCAAACTGCCCAATTGCCTACAAGGATGGATATATCTACACAGGTTTCTGGGTTGGTGAGGAAAGCCGTGCAGAATTTGTTTGCCTATCTGTTACAGATGAGGACCCAACAAGAACTGATGAAGTTAAATCAGCTTCATGGGTTCACGAAGGAAGTGGTTACTACTGGGCAGGTGCTTATGTAGGAAACGGAAATGCTGGTGCGATAGAAGTTGCATCAAAGCAGGCTAGAACCTATATCGTTGTCGGATCAGATGACGGAAAGAGCACAGGAACAGCTTATGGCGAGCTTCTTTCACTCGACCCTATAAACGGAAGAGTGATTGATTCAATCAAGGATACCTTTGTTGGCGATATCAGAAGCACAATAATGTTTGATAAGGAGACAGCAAGGTACTACTTTGTTACAAAGGGTGGATACTTCTGCTCAGTCAAACTAAATGAGGATGGAAGTTTTGATAGAGATTCAATCAAAACGCTCTCGCTCCTTCCAAAGAACTACCAGAAATACCTATCAGGTAGCTCAAAGTCATACATTCCTTTTAGTGCATCAACTCCTGTAGTTTATAAGGGAAGAGCATATATTGGCGTAGGAGGAAGTGGTAACTTTGCTCCGTATAGTGGACATAATATCTCAGTAATCGACCTTAAGAGTAACACTATTGCATACTCAATTGAAACTAGAGGATATCCACAGGCGAGCAGCCTGCTGACAACAGCATACGAGAAGGATGATCAAAGTGTATATGTATACTTTTTTGAGAACTTGACACCAGGAAAGATGAGAGTTATCAAGGATAAACCAGGTCAAACTGCGCCGTCTGAGGTAGAGATTGAAACAGATAACAGGCAGAATCAGCATATAGTTGCGCCTACACTCTTCACTCCATCAGGTGCCCATGCTCAGTATGTAATTTGTAGCCCTATTGCTGATGAATACGGAAATATATACTTCAAAAACGATTCATCGCATATGTTCATGATAGGACCTACAATCAAAGAGCTTAGGATTACGCAGAAGCCTAAGAAAACTGAGTACACAGTTGGAGAAACTTTTGATCCAACAGGGCTTAAAGTTGAGGCGGTATACAGCACTGGTAAGACTAGGGATATAACAAAGTACATAGGTTACAACACAAACCCGCTTAGCCTGGATGATGAGGACTTTGAAATCAGACTCAATACAGGGTCAAGAATGTACCAGGATAAGAATGGAAAGACAGATGTCACATACATTCCTCCTACTGCATTCCTCGACCTAACAATCAAGCTAAAGCAGAAAGAAGAGCCTGCAAAGGAACCTTTGAGACTTGCGGGAGAAGATAGATATGAGACTGCTATAAAGATTGCAGATGCCTTAAAAAAGGAGCAAGGTAAGGATAAGTTTGACACAGCAGTTGTAGCATATGGAGACAACTATGCTGATGCACTTTCAGGAGCATATCTAGCAAAGGTAAATAATGCACCACTTCTACTAGTAAATAGAAACAACACAGAACAGACTATAAAGTACATTCAGGCAAATCTAAGGCCAGGCAAGTCAAGCAAGGTCTACTTGCTCGGAGAATCTGATGTTGTTCCAGAGGTTGTTAGAACTAGACTTGATGGAAACTTTACAGTTAAGAGATTAGCTGGAGAAGACCGTTTTGCAACAAACTTAGCAATTCTAAAAGAAGCTAAGGTGAATAATGAAGAAATTTTAGTTTGCTCAGGATATGGATTCGCAGATAGCCTCTCTGCTTCAGCGACAGGTCGTCCGCTACTACTTGTTGGAAAGACTCTTACAGCAGAGCAAATAGCATATCTAAAGAGCATTAGATCTAGAAATTACACTTTAATAGGAGATAGCGGAACTGTAAGCAGTGCAGTCGAAACAAGCTTAAGCGGGCTTGGAAAAGTAGGTAGAGTTTTCGGTGCTGATCGCTTTGAAACTTCGGTTGCAGTAGCAAAACATTTCTTCAAGAATCCTAAAAGTGTTGTTATAGGTTATGGAGGTAATTTCCCTGACGGTCTTTGCGGAGGTGTGCTTGCGGAAAAACGTGGGGCACCATTGCTTTTGATCAATGAGAGAAATACAGAATTTGCAAAGCAATATGTAAAAGAAAACTCGATAAAGGATCAGATTGTTCTTGGGGACAGCGATCTAATATCAAATAGGGCAATTGATGCCATTGTAAAATAGTTATATCAACAAAAAGCCCGCTTGCAACGCAAGC